TACTATTTGTGTGGCAATTTGACGACCATACTCGTTAAGTTTCGGATTAGATGATTGTGGTATACCAGATTTCATTTTAGTCTCGTCTAAATACTGTCGAGTCATCAGTTCGACAACCTTTGAAATTTTTTCACGAATTACCGATGTTTGATTCGATCTATTTTTCATATCACCATTTCCGTTTTTTCTTCGCTTCTGGTATTGCAGTGTATGCTGAAGGATTTTGTTTTTCGATTTCGTATTCTAAATATTCTGCAGCTGCACTTACATTATGTTTAGCATCTGTTATTTTAGTTTGCCACCAGTGAGGAAAATCGACCGGTGACTGTAAATTCTTTACGAGTTTGCATAATTCGGCTGCGTCTTTTGCTATTGAATATAAATCCGATTTTATCATTTCGAGTTCATCTTCATCATGACTTAAATCTAACGCTTCCTTTTTAACCGGCAAACCTTTATGTTTTGTTTTAGCGAATTTTTCTAATTCCTTTTCTGACATTTTGTACATTTCTTTAGATGCACCTTTTAATGAAGATACTGGAATGTCGCCTCTTTTTGCTGCCAATGCTGCACCGGCTGCTTGTTGTTGGTCTTGTGATACCGATTTTTCGTTTATAACTTCGCTAACTGCTTGTCGTATATATGTTCGGATTTTATTTTGCACTGTTATACCTCGTAGTATTTTCCTAATACAGTACCGATATCGTCATACGCAGATTCGAATCTTTGTTGACTCTGACGAAGTTCACCTGCTGTTTTCTGTAATATTTTATAGGCTTCTTTTAACTGTTTCATGTGTCGTTGTACAGTTACACCATCGAACCAATTTTCGGTTTCTTGCAGTGTCATGTTTTCAGCAGTATCTACCAGCCAACCGATCTCTTCAACCTTTTGACGAATTTCTTCTGATTTCACAAACGACTCTTTATAGTTACCGTATTGTCTACATGCTTCTAAAAATGCACGCTTTTCTGATTTCGTGTATCGCAGATTATCGCCAGTTGCATTTTCTTTAAGGAATTTTTTTAAAGTATTCGATTTCATATATACCTATTTTATTTTAAACAACATACACCAGAAAGTTCGCATATAATATCGCGTATGAGAACATTAGCGATATCGTAACTTTCAGTATTCGGATTTGCTGATTCGTTTACACGTTGCATGAACGCGCCTTGAGTTGAAGGATTTGAAACGAAATCCCATCCGACAAGTGTAAAATCTGGTTGCACCTCTACGGTAGTTTCATCTAATTGACGCACACTTCCCATACCTCTTGAACTAATACCCAACGTAACACCGGCTTTGAATAGTTCTTTAAGTATATTACCGGACGGTGTATTCAGAATCTGAACTTTACCGTATACGTCATCGCCTTTCCATTCCACATTCAGAATATTATGGGATACATTGCGTAAATTCACTACACTCGATTCAGGATGATCTAATTCCCCCAACGCCCTCTTCTGTGCAATTTCTACTTTACGGTATCGTTCGATTTCACGTTCGAGTATCGGTTTCGGATATATTCTCCCATTTTGGTTTTTTACACCAGCACGTTGCAATACACCTTCGACAATAAAAGAATTGTCGCCGTACTTCGATTCGGTTATCGAGTCACGTGTATAAATGAAATTGCCGTATTCTACCAATAAGTTTTTCATATCGTTTTCTTATTTAGTTTTACCTTCTTCAACTGAAGCCTTTCTGTATAGAGGTAATAACTTTTTCAATTCGTTTGCGAATTTTCTTGCTTCACTTTGCGATTTTTTTGTTTGACCATTATGCGATTCTTCAAAAGATTCCCACAATTTACTAATTGATTCAAATAATTCATTCTTTGTCATTTTCCAATCTCCCTTATTTTATTTTCTAATCGTAACAATCTTTCAGATATTTTATTGAAACGTTGGAAAGTTTGTTTTAAAAATATTTGTTGATCTGCACCGATTTCAGTTTTTAATTTCGATAACCGATTTACAGTGCTTTCGATCTCGTATAACTGTTTCGAAACTTCTTTGATACCAGTGTTTATTTTTTGTTTAAATGTCGAACTCGGATCGTTTTTAAAATCTTTATATGAGATCTCATCTAATTTTTTTATCGTATCGCTCATACGAGACAGTAATTGTTCAACAATTGCAGGTTCGTAGTATTTAGGTATCATATTCTTTTTCTTTTTCTTTTTAGAAGTAAATGCATATGGTGTTTGATATTCACCGCCCGCACTTGCTGTTGTGTTCATCTCGTCGACTTCATCGTATTCATCTACAGTATCTAACGGTTCGGTACCTTCTTCTTTTCTCCACCCACCACCAGCATCTTTATATTCACCTGCTGCCCACGCGTTTGCATATGCAGACGGATACACATCGAATTTTTTTTTAGCTCGTGATTTATAATACGACCATTTTTGTTTATCGGTCGGCACATTTTTCTCTGTTAACATTATGCCCCAGTTTTAACATACACGGGTTTTTGCCCTTTTTTCTGCTCTCCACCTTTCTTCGCATCTCCACCTTTTTTCTGAGCAGCTCTTTTTCTATTTACAAATGATGCGATTCCTTTTTTTCCTAATTTTGACGCTTTCTCTTTCGATAAACATGCTGAATACGCATCCCCCTCTTTTGCATCACCGCACTTTCCAACCTTTTCACCTTTTGAATTGTATCGGTCCCATCCACCACCAGTTGAAGATCCTGACCCGCCTTTGCCAAACCACTTTCTAAGGTCTTCTTTATAAATGTCAGTTAACTTTAGACTCATTACGTGATTCCAAGTGATGAATAAGTTCGTAATATTTAATCATTGATGAAATATGTTCGTCTTTAACACGTTTAGCATTTACAATCTCATTCGCTAAATTTGTCACTTCGTTCAATTTTATTTTTAATGCTGTATCCTCAACCTTGCGTATCAGAGAATACAATGATTTTTGTATACCGATAGCTTCGGTATATATAAATTCTTTAAATGGTTGGAGACTTGTATTTTCAGTTATAAAACGATTTATCAATGTTTTTTGTTTCGGATTCAAGTTCTTGTATTTGTTATTGAACTTTTCGATAACCATTTTGAACGCAAGTTGTTTGATTTCCGAACTCTGCTTATCGTATATAGACTGTGGTGATTCTGTTAATTTAGTTTTATTCGCACCTGTCAAATGTTCTAAAATCGTATCATACGAATTCACATGCCCTGTTGGATTATCTGCAGAGTCATATTCAAATAATTTATATACAGATGCTTTCAATTTATAATCGTGTACACGCGCTTCGAAGAACTTTGCAAGATCGTACTTAGATTTTATCTCAGATATCAGACTGTATTTTTCCTTATTAAGTTTTTTCTCGTCGATACTCTTTCGCTGTTTCAGTACAATCTCTACGAGTTTAAATGCAGTTGACTCTTTTTTGTTTCGTGTGTCGATTAAGGCTTGATAACATGCCAGTTCTTTATTTAACTCGGTACCTTCTTTAAAGAATTTTCTAACAATTGTCAAACTCTGATTTTTATTATTAGTCAATACGTCAGATGCGACCTGTTTAGACAGCAACTCAAAGATGATACCGGTATTTTTGTATTTTACATGTTTAAATTTCTTCATGCTATGCTACACCTATGATTTAATAATAAATATTAAGCAATTCCCTTAAACTAATTCATCTAACAATGAATTTTCATCAAGCATCTTAATATTATCGATATCTGAATCGTTTTTTTTCGTTTCATTGAGTGCAACAACTTTTTTACCGAACGATTTCGCTATAAGTTCCAAATCTTTACCAGCATTTAAAAACCCGTTTGCGAATTCCTTTCTGCCTGACGGGTCTCTACCATATAACGGATCTTTATCACGTTCAAACGATCCGTGCTTTAAAGGTCTACCAGTGTTTTCTTCACGTTTGTCTTTCTTATAGAGTTTTGTAATTCGGTCACCTGCTTCAGATTCCTCTGCATGTTTAATACCCATACTCGATGCGATTTGCATAGATACGATATCGTGAGGTGTACCAAATGATCTTCCAGTTTTCGCCGGGTCATTACCTTCAGATTTAATCTGCTCTTCTCTGAATTCACGTTTAAGGTCTTCGATCATCAGTTCTTGCTGCTCTTCCCATTCCTCATGTGTCATATTGAATAGATTCTCGTAAACCCATTTACGGCTGAATAATTTGTTTTCTTTTATGTTCTGAATCAGATTCAGTTTCTCATTTAACAGATCGACTTTCTGACGTTCATACAACAAAGATGGTGTCGACAATTCCAAAGAGAAATCTACAAGATCTTCATCACGGAAACCTTGCATGTATAAATGTATGTGACCAATTTTCTGCAATTCAGATACTACAATTTTTTGAATTCTTTCTATGAATCTTGCAAATTTTATATCTTCGGCCGCAAGTGTTCCTTTACCGTCGACACCTTCATCATAACCTAAATACGCTTTCGGTATTTTCAAATACGCCATTTGTTTTTTCTGCAAATATTCGATATCCTCTAAACTACCTTCATTTGTCAAACCAGGTAACGATTCGATTCCAGTACCACTATCAGCACCTCTTGTCGGTAAATAGAAATCCTCAAGCATATTCATGAGGTTGAAGCGTAAATTGTAGTCGCCAGTTTGAGGATCGATGTATGGTACCTTTTTCATTGTATTCGCAACGTCTTCCATGTATCCGTCGATTGCTTCAGGTGGTAAATTTCCGACATCGATTTTAAATATACGTCTCTCAGGTGCTCTCATAATACGATGTATCAACATCGCATCTTCCATCATGGTCAATTGTTTCCAAACTTTTCTTGCGCCTTCTAATAACGATTTACCATACGGTAAAAAGTTTGTATCGGTCAGTACACGAAAATGTGCGATCTCATGATAATCGAAAACGCTTCTTGCTTTCTGATAATTAAACATCGTCTCACCCTCATAAATATATTGTGTGAGATTTTGATTATCACCTGCATAGTCATCACGTTTAATCAGTGATGGGTGAATCGGCACTGCATCCACAATACCTACTGAAGGTACTGTATTCAAGTATAAGAATAAATCGCCATATTTACATAGCGATCTTGTCCAATGCCACAGATTAAAATCGACATTTAAAATATCGTAATATAGGTTATTAAGTATTTTTTTCTTTTCTGCATCATCGCACCGTATTGTCAATAGGTTACCATGTGCGTCTTTTACAGTAGCCTCATCTGCATATATGTCTAATGCAGATGCTAAGATCGGATCCGATTCCATACTTTCATAATCAAGATACATAGCCATTCTTGCCGCATCGACCTGTTCGGTCTGTGAAGAATAACCGGTACCGTATTGGCTATCACCAAATCTTGACGATTTTATACCACCGTATTTCGGCGTTATATTATTACCGATCGACTGTAATTTATCATAATCGATTACACGGAGTCGATCACCCGGTGTTTTTTTTATGATTATTTTTTGACTAAATAGTCGCTGTATTACTTTTCCTATTGCTGACATATTTCAATTTTTTTATAGTAACCACCGTGTCGATATAGTATTACCTTTTCCGTCATCCATTGTCCATTTTGAATTATCCCCATTCGCATTCGGTGTATACACTCGTTTGTGCATATGTTGTAATGTTTTTCTGGTCATATCTAAACCAATCTCACGTAGTTTCAGTGCAGTATCACGAACAAATAACGCAATACCTGTCGATAATACTGCATCGTCTTTACGGCCTGGTCTTGCCTGTGCTTTACCGTTTAGCCATACAAAAACAAGCAATTGTGATATTAGCCTCTTCGACCTTACTATAATTAGTTTTTCATTGAAATATCGCTCGATTTTTGATACGATCATTGGACGATTTGCGGTAGTTGTTGTGAAACCAGGAACCATATCCTTTTTCGATTTCAAATCGTATCCTTTCGAAATATGTTTTATCGGATCGACATATACATCCTGTCTGTAACTATAAAAAATATTCGAATAATTCATGTCGATCGCTTCTTGTACAGTATCATAACCGATATTTTTATTTTCAATTACAAGCATTGCCGTGTTGTATTCGGTTGCGATCGATACCGCCATTCTACCTAAATCTCGTGGCGATACTTTTCCAATATACTCGGCAACTTGTTCCATCGATTCGACATCAAAAACTTCAATTGCAGAATCGTCGGCACCATCGCCACGAGCAACGTCTACCGATACAACATAAGATCGTGTATAATCAGGATATTTCCATATCCAATAATCGCCATCGATCCCTCTGCGTTCTAATGGATCGGTAACCATGTTTTCGTTGTACCATTTTAAAACATCACCTTCAATAACCGAATGACCTGATGTCAAAAAGTCGCAGTCACATTCCTGTGCCGCCATTCTTTCACCTAAATGGAGAGTCTGTTGGTCACGCCATTTTTGATCTCGTTCAGGATGTAGATCCCAATTAAGTTTTATCGGATTAAACGGATCTAAACCGTCTGGTGCTTTTTGTATTTCTGCATCGACCCATAATTGGTGAAATAAGTTGTCTACACCATTTGGAGTCGATAATAATATTGCATCTCCACCTGTAGCTAATGTCATCTGTGCCGATGCCCAAATACGATCGATGTTGTCAACAAATGCAGCCTCATCTATAATCAATAGTGAAAGTGCTTCGGAACGTCCTGCTGTTGGTGAGGATGATACAGCTTTAATTGTTGAACCGTTTGCGAATGATAATTGTAGTTTATTATCATCTACTACACGCGTTTTCATCCATGACGGCAAGTTCGTATTCATTACCTTTACTTTATGTACAAGGTTCTTTGCAACATCTTGTGTTGTTGCGATTACGAGTACTTTGTAGTTTTCACGGAAAAGCATATTCATTAAAGCATATGCAGCAACCAGTGTTGAAATTCCCATTTGACGGGACTTCAATATTATATTGAATTTATGCGATATTATTTCTTCAAGGGCCCGTGTTTGAAACGGGAATAGTTGAAACGGAATTTTGCCCTGAATAGGGTGTTCGATCTTGCAGTATTTTTTTATCGCATAATTATAATCGACACTACATCGTGCAAGTTCTTGGGTTACAATATCACGTATGTTCGGTTGTTTTTCTGACATAGTGTTATCGAATTGTTGCTACAATATACGCTCCTGAAAAGATTGTAAAACCGCCTATTAGTGTACCGGCAATAAAACTGAATTGTTTAGTTTCGTACCATTTCTCTTTAGGTTTCGTAGGAAAATCTACAAATCGATTCACGGCATTTTTATAGATGTCGATTTCTTTATTTCGATAATCGATTATTGTTTCGTTATATGAATTTAGACGAGTCAGTGCATCGACCTGTTTTAACAGATTCGCATTTTGACTATCCTTGACTTGTAAATCGCTTTCTAAATTTTTTATACGTACCGATGCATTAATCAAGAGATCTTTGTGTACAGTGATCGAGTCTGCTTTTTGTGCGAATACGCAAATAGATATTAAAACGAAAAAAGTTGTCAGTATCTGTTTCATATTATTTACTGTTTAAAATATTCAATGCGTCTTCGACTGTTAGATCGACCGGTTTACCTTTTTTAGAATTGCGTTCGATTCGATCAAGTTCTTTTTTCAATTCAGAAATCTCTTCGAGTGTCAACTGCTTATCTCGTTCAACCTGTTCACTTTCAACTGCAAGTTTTTCTGCTTCGGTGATTTTCGAATAGACTTCGGTTACGATTTCAGTTTTATACTGATACGCATTATATAGAATATATGCAAGTGCGCCGTTTGACATCAGCGACAGTATCATTACGATATAGATTAGTATATTACTCTGAGACTTTTGTTGTGTTTCCATTATATTCTTGTATTTTTTGTAACGCGATTTTTTTAAATTCATGGTATTCTTCACGCATTTTTTCTGCGTGTGTTCGGTCCCCATTCCAAACTTCGATTCGCCCGTCGCTATTCACAAAGTGAGATTCGCCGGCAATTTGTTCGTAAGTTATGTCGATCTCTTTATCGGCCTGTTTGAAAAACGCTTCGGCGTTACGCATCATCTGCTCACGCTCGTACTCTTTAAATTTACCTTCTTGTTTCATTTTGGTTTCGATACGAAATTGGCAGTCTGCACATCTACCGAATTTTGCACGGAATCGCTTATCTAATTTCGTGTACACCTTTGTACGACAATTAGGTAAACAGTTCGGATACGAATTCAAGTATTCACGTATCTCCTCTACGGCTTCTTTATGCACACCACTGCGTACACGATATCCGTTCTTCTGTTCCCATACTGCAATAACATCACCATTCGAATCTTTCTCTTCCCAAGTCTCTCCAACTTCACGGCGTTTCGATTTCTCACTCGCTACATCAGCATCGGTGAAACCAATTTTTGTACGTGTTTGAGTTCGATGTTTACCTTCAAGCATCTCACGAACTGCTTTAACATTTTGTAACCTTGCCATATTCGATATATTATATTAGTCGTTTTTTGATGCGTCTTTTAATCCTTGGACCATTGCATTTATTTTACCTTTCGGTACACCTACTAAATCAGCAAACTTCACAATTGCTTCTGCCTGGTCACCGGTATTATTGAATTTCAATAGATTTTTCAATGAAGAGTTTTCAAGTTTTTCAAAAAATCTCTTGACTCTGATTTTTTTAAATTCCTTAGAAGTCTCAGTTTTTTCTTCATTAATCAATTCTGCAAGAGTTTGCTGCACCATTTTTTGTACAGCTAATCTTATCTGTTTTTCATGCAATGGGTGTTTCGGATTTCTTATGTTCATTTCATTCCTTATAATTTACTAATAAATATCTTTTTCGATTCGATTAACGTGTAAATGTAAACACGCCCATTATTTGATTTAACGGTGCAAACGCACCGGTCAGTTTATATGTACTACCTTTATAATTAAATACAATGCCCTCATTAGGTACAATCTTTTCAAAACCACCTAATGATTCGAGTCGCTTCAATTCCAATTCGAGTTTAATTAAATTTTTAGCATCACCAGTTGCACGTATTGAAGATATCGCGTTTTTAAGTTTGTCGACAATATCACGTTTCGCCTCTTCAGGATTTACAACAAGTACCGATGACATGAAGGAAAGTACATCGGCGCCAACGCCTAAAAATATTTCTTCGAATTTCATAAGATTTGTTTTTGAAATTTTCTGGTAGTCGAGTTTATCTGTTTTTTCGGCCCATTGACGGATGTCAGGATCGGTGATCTGATTTAATCGGAACGACTTATCGAAAAACGCCCATCGTTTAACTAAACCGTCACGTATATCTGGTGACAAATCTTTCGGAGCGTTTTTATTGATCCATTGTTCCCACCATGCTTGATGATAGTCTTCAACACCATTCGCATCGTTTAATCCGAATTCTTTTTGCAGTTTCGATATCTTAGTAATATAATCAGGTTGTTTCGCCATTAGATCTTGACTCTTCGGTAAAGTTTGTACAGGAGGTCCTTGTAATTTAAAACGACTTTGAATATTGGCATTTACCTTTTCGATCATATCGGCAAGTTTAAAACCTGCTTGAGGATCTTCGCTTATCGGATTCCCTCGTTCATCGTATTCCATTGTACCGTGGAATACTAAAAGCGATTGCCCATATGGAATGACATTTGTATTTTCAGGATATATCACTTCGCAATTCATGAACGCTTTACCCTCTTTGAATATCGATTCGCGTTCCGCATTAGATAATTGTATTATTGCAGATTTTAAATCCTTTATTGCAAATGTAAACGCATCCGATAATGCACCACGTCCTGCAAATTTATCGATGAGATCTTGCTCAGTCATTGCCATTTCACCTGCGTTTACTAAGTGACCTTTATTTCTTGCAGAAATCAATGCACCATTTTTCCAACTTATCGCAAGTGCCTGACCATCTGTTTTCTCACGGGCTAATTCGAGTTCGCCAGTTAATGCTGACTTTACAATTTGTTTGAGATCGCCAAATGTTAAATTCATGTCGATATCGAATGGGTGTGCCATATGACCATATGCACCACCTTCAAGTATTATATTTTCGGTTAAGGCTTCTGTACGCAATTTTTTTATTTTAGACATTATAGAATCTAATTCGGCTTTAGCTTTTATTTGTTTTGGTGAATTCGGAAACATTTTCATCAGTGCCGAAAACAAACGATTTCTCTCCGATTCTAATTTACGGAGTTCGTTCTTTGTATCCTCTACCGATTCTTTGTTTATTTCAATCGCTTGCAGTTGTTTTATTGCCGCTTTTTTAGTATCATGGGTACCTAATCGTTTACCACCCTTTTTAGGATACACTACCCAGTCGTCACCGACTTTTTTTACTGTTTCAATATTTAACACAGGATCCGGTGACTTAAATGCCGGCTTTCGCATAATTGTTTTTGCGATTAATCGATTCGCCTGTGTTTTAAACGGTATATTGATATTTGTTCTTTTATCCGTAATTACAAATTCCAAATATTTTTTAGTGAATTCATCGAACGCTGCTCTATTTCTAATGAGACGTTTAAAGAACCCGATCATTTCCGCATACGAAATTTCTTTGCCGTTTCTTGGATCGTTCAATCGTTGAAAAAAATGATCGATTTCTCTACCAAATTCGAAATCGTATGGAGCTAAATTCGTATCGGCGAATTTTTCCACAGAATCTAAATCGGCCTTAGCCATTTCATTCATCACATTGAGTTTCGATCGTATCAAATCGTATATGCGCTTGTCGAAATTCGGATACGCTTTTTCGAAATTCAATTTAGCGTTGTTTTCATCAGATATACTAAGCCAATCTCTTACATCAGTACCACTTATCGCATTCGGTAGTGATGGAGCAACATACACGTAGCCCTGTTGTTTAAACGGCAATAAATCAGTGTTACCAGTGTACGGCAAAAAATATTTACCGCCTAAACGGCCGGAGTCTTTTTCACCGACAACCGTTATCAATATATCCGAGTCTTCATCATAATCGTTCAGAATTTCAATAGGCCGGTACGGATTTTTTACCTGTACCACTTGCGTCTTCGGTATACCGAACATCGATGTTATTATGGTTTTTTTATCTTTGAAATCGAATGGCGATTTCGGTAATTCTACTTTATCTGAGGTTCCGATATAAACATTCGCCTTTCCGAATTTCTTGACAAGATGCATATAGGTCGCATAATGCCCTTTGTGAAAAGGTTGAAATCTACCTACATATGTTACGATGATATTACCCATTATTCTTCTTTATTACGTGTTATTAATAATTATTAGGTCTTTTTAGTATACAGTTGAAAAGACCAATCTGACGCACCGTTAACTACACCGGTATCTAATCGTAATAGATCTCCTTTACTAAGAGTAGTTTGACCTGCTCGGGAACCTGTGACTGCATAATAAAGGAAGCCGGCATCCGGTAATGATACTGTAACTATCGTACCTGAAAATGTAGCACCACCGTTTGTTGATTTCAAGGCTTTCATTACAAATGGGCCGCCACTCGGTAAATTTTTTGCTGATAGTGATGCTGAATAGATTGTTACATTTTCAACTACATATTTCCATTCTGCTACATCGGCCGCTTCGGTTGAAGGTGTTCCAGTACCTGACCAATCGAATACAAGTGGAAAGTTTGTTGAACCGATAATACCTTGCGTTCCTTGTGTACCCTGAGTACCTTGCGTACCTTGGGTTCCAATAGTTCCTTGTGTACCGGTTGTACCTTGTCGACCTTGAGTGCCTTGGGTTCCTTGTGTACCAATATCGCCAGTGTCACCTTTAGTTCCTTGAGAGCCTGTTGTTCCTTGTACGCCTTGAGTACCAATATCGCCAGTGTCACCTTTAGTTCCTTGACGACCTTGAGTGCCTTGTGTTCCTTGTGTACCAAGAGTTCCTTGAGACCCGGTATCACCTTTAGTTCCTTGTGAACCCGTTGTACCTTGTGTTCCTTGAGATCCTACGGTTCCTTGTGAACCAATTGTTCCTTGTGAACCGGTATCCCCAGTTGTACCTGAAGCACCTTGAGTTCCAATAGTTCCTTGTGTACCGGTTGTACCTTGTCGTCCTTGTGTACCCTGAGTGCCTTGTGTACCAATATCGCCAGTGTCACCTTTAGTTCCTTGGGAACCGATAGTTCCTTGTGTTCCTTGAGATCCTACGGTACCCTGACTTCCAATAGTTCCTTGTGTACCGGTAGTACCCATTGCACCAGTTTCACCTACTGTACCTTGTGTTCCAGTAGTACCTTGCCGACCTTGTGTACCCTGAGTGCCTTGAGACCCGGTATCACCTTTAGTTCCTTGTGAACCAATTGTTCCTTGATGGCCTTGTGTACCTTGTGTACCTTGTGTACCTATAACGCCTTGACTACCAATCGTTCCTTGTGTACCGGTTGTGCCTGCGGCTCCAGTTTCGCCTACTGTACCTTGAGTTCCAGTTGCACCTTGTCGACCTTGTACACCTTGTGTACCGATTGTACCTTGAGTTCCAGTAGTGCCTTGTGAACCAATTGTACCTTGATGACCTTGTGTACCTTGTGTACCCTGACTGCCTGTTGTACCATTTGTACCAGAGGCGCCTTGAGAACCTACAGTGCCTTGTGTACCTATAGTGCCTTGATGACCTTGTGTACCTTGTGTACCTTGGGTACCAATTGTGCCTTGTGTACCGGTTGTTCCATTTGTACCAGAGGTGCCTTGAGAACCTACGGTGCCTTGTGTACCGGTTGTGCCTTGATGACCCTGAGTACCTTGTGTACCTTGTGTACCAATTGTACCTTGTGTACCGGTTGTTCCATTTGTACCAGAAGTGCCTTGTGAACCAATTGTGCCTTGAGTTCCAGTAGTACCATTTGTACCAGAAGTGCCTTGTGAACCAATTGTACCTTGTGTACCGATTGTACCTTGTCGACCTTGTACACCTTGTGTACCGGTTGTACCTTGAGTACCGGTTGTGCCTTGAGTTCCAGTAGTGCCTTGTCGACCTTGTACACCTTGTGTACCAATTATGCCTTGTGAACCAATTGTGCCTTGTGTACCGATTGTACCTTGTCGACCTTGTACACCTTGTGTACCGGTTGTACCTTGTGTACCGGTTGTACCTTGTGAACCAATTGTGCCTTGTGTTCCAGTAGTGCCTTGTGAACCAATTGTGCCTTGAGGGCCTTGTACACCTTGTATGTTTACTGACCCTGTGAATATTTCAAAATCTTGTTTTAAATTATTATAACTCCCTGATAATATTAGAAATCGTGTTTTTGTATCTGAACTACTTCCTGAGATTGATTGTATTACATCATTTTCTGATAGAAGATCTCTACGTATACCAAATCCTTGAAAATATACACCATATAATTGAGTGAATATTCTTGATTTTATACCGTTCTCTGTATAATAGTCGATATTCAAAACAAGTTCGGTATTTGTTTCAAATGACGATAACGGTAATATCAGTCGTGCCTGATTAGGTGAATATCCTCTTTCATTACGAGGTTGAACTGTTATATTTTTTATATTGACAATATCGCAATCTCTAAATGCGAATACAGGACGTATAGCACGGGTCGACCCTACTCTAAAATAGAATTCGAACTTTTTCGATTCTGGTGTACTGATTTCTGATACTGATGCTAAATACGATCCTAATAGAGGCGCCTTTATCGGTTCTCTAACATTTTTGAGATTCAGTATATTTGTAACAACATCTGAACCTGATATAAAAATATCGATTTGTGGGGTATTCGAATTCAGAGATTCTGCGCCGTTTGTTGTCACGGTCAATTTGAATTCAGTATTTTCAACTGCATTAATCGATAGGTAAGGTCGCACATAATAATCATAATCGGTAACTATAGAACTTGTATATGATGCAGACAACGCAGTACCCTGATTATTAAATATCACAGAGTTTACAGGCGTTATTTTTTTAGAGCCGTTTACATATTGCCAGTATTGCGTGAATTCAGCTGCTGTTTTAAACTTACCGACCGATTTTTCAACAAACTCGATTTTAGTTCGGTCGATTTGCTCTGATACTAAGAAATCCTGCGTTTTTATTTTATATTCACCAATGTCACGGAATTCGCCGAATGACCCGAACGGTTTATAACTTATACGAACTTTGTCCGCATCACCTGCAATAGGTTGTAAATTGAAAAAATCTAATTGTACAAAAGATTCACTTGCAACTTGCGACAACTGTGCGTCTTCTGTTGAATAATAACTTGCAGTCACATTTTGTATATCGAAAAACTTTTTTACAGAGTTCGTTTGACCGTCTCTTACATAATCGAATCGGAATGGAGGATATACTTTTGCAGTTTTCGCATCCATCACTTCGAGTACGCTGCAACTATATGCCGGTACAGTACCACCTAATGAAACTATGGTCTGTTTGTCTAAACCTAATTGATTTGTCAAACCTTTTACGACAAGAGTACCTCCGACATATTGTTCATCGAAACTACCACCTGCATCATAGATAACACTAATGTCTTTAAACGGTGAAATTAGATCCTGACTCGATTCGAAATAGTTCGGACCAACTTTCGGATCGTAAATTATATTTTCATCGATCTCACTTACTCGAACTGCACCTTTTAGTGTATCACTATATTTGTATTCAACACCGGGTGAGGTTGTAGAAAGTTTAAATGAACCAGTGACTACCTTTCTACGGTCACGAGGATCGGTGTCGAAGGCGTAATATCTCTCACGTCTCTCAGTCGCTCTAACTATGGGCGGCGAAGCGAAAATTAATTCGGTACTATTTTGTATATTCGGAATTATGATTATACGTTTTGACCATATAAGATTCGGATTATCGATAAAATCTGAACTACTGGCATCTCTACTATATGCGAGTTCATTTCCATTTCTAACATCGACCGATGCCCTACCAGCGATGTATATTGTCGCTTCACCAGGTGTAGTTGTTTCGTATATATGTGCAACGATCAATCGTGCGTCGTCTTCTCCAATAAAATTGACAACTTCATGGAATACTGTTTTACCTGCAGCATCTATTATATCGATATAGATAAGTGATGACTTAACAAGTGTATTCGAATTTGCACGTATACGGAATGCGTTTTTTCCTAAATACAGACGTTCTGGTATATCGAATAATCGGAAATAATCAGTCGATAATAAAGATGTGTCCTGTATAGGGATTTGATTATAAACTTTGTCTAAACCGGTAGCAAATCTTTTACTCTTGAGCATTAATAACAGACCTTTATCATAATTATCAAGCAGCCTTTATTTCGGAAAAACCTTTTGTGTTTTTATTTATATGAATTAGACTATCTGCAAGATCTTTCATAGCATCTAAGTGACTAATACATAAAATAAAATCGAATTGCGTTTTCAGAAAATCGAAAAGTAAACCGACTGAAGATATCTTATCGGAATCTAATACGCCGAAACCTTCATCGATTGCGATAAAATTTGGCCTTGGTAAACTCGATACATTTATAAGTGCAGCACGCATTGCTACAGAAATCATAAAACGTTCCATACCCGATGCGAGTTCAACAGGCCAATTCATTTCATCATTATAGTGTATATAGCAATTTATATTTTTATCATCGGCCTCAAGTGTAACGTAAAACTCGACTATTTGATTCAGTATTGAATTCACCTCGTCTTCGATCACTGGCAGTATCTTTTTTAGAAGCATGTACGGTACACCATTTTTTGCGATCGATTCTAAATACGATTCGTATACGGAAATCTCATCGTATAGATCGTTTAACTGCATCTGTTTAGTTTTCCAAATATCGAATGTAGTTTGTAGTGACGACAGTTTATTACTATATGTCATCATATCATTGTGGTATTTTTTCTGTATAGTTTTGTTCGAGTTATATTCGATTTCTAATTCAGCAATTTTTTCCAATAACAGTTTATTGTTCAATTGAATCGATTCTTGTTTATGGTATTTTTTCTCTTGTTGTTTTAGATGCTTTATTTTATCATCGATAGTTTTCGATAGTTCACGATTGTTCGAATTCAAATTTTCGTAATTTACAATTTTAGATTCAAGTGAACCGATATCGTTTCGCAATTGGTTATATGAAGATTCCGATTGTTGAACCAACGGCTTCAGTTCATCATGTTCCCGTGTCAGACTTTGTATTTCCGATTTAAGTGATTCGTGTTTTTCTATAGTTTCTGGTAGTTTATCTTTCGCTTCACTTGCTTTTTGTACAAATGGATTATTGACGCAATATTTACAATTCGGATCGTATTCATGCGAGTCTAAATGTGAAATTTGTTCTTGATAGTGTTTCAAATTAGCAGATACTCTTGCATACTGTTCTTTACGTTTCTGTAAAGAATTTGCGATTTCTTGCAAACGAGTTTTGTCGGATTCAATTTTTTCTAAATCCAATTTCGAAAATGAATCTTGTAGTTTTACGAGATCTGATTTACATGTTTTTATTTCGTCAGTGTATTCGGATATCGTTTGTTTCAGCCGTTCACGAGTCGTAATGTTTTCATCTATCGATTTTGTAACTGCATCAATATCGATAATTTCATCGACATTTTGTATCTGTATTCTCAGTGAATTAAGTTCACTTTCTTTAGTTTTTAGTACAGTTTCTTCATGTGTATAGGAACCCGATGTCTCTATAAATTTCTCATGTATTTCATTTATCTGAGATGGTAGAGTTGTATAATGGTCTTGCAGTACATCCGATTCCAAATTTTTAATTAGTACTTGTTTACCCTTAATTTCATTTCGAGTTACCAAATACAATTCGTCGAATATCGATATATCCAAAAACGAATTCAATAAATCTTTACGTTCTCTTTGTGTTTTGAATATGAAATTTTTATTGTCGTTTTGTGTCGATAGTGCAGTCAAAAGAAAATCGTCATATGAACCGATGTATCCTCTTATTATTTTATTAGTCGAATCTCTATCAATATCGTTCAAACTTTGATATTCGCCATTTACCATTTTACCGAAATTGACATCGACACGTACATTTCCAGTTCGCTTATGACGTTCGCCGAAACGTTCAATTACAAAAATTTCATTATTCAACTCGAATGTTAATTTGCATTGAAATTTGTTTCGATTGTTATTCATCACATCTTTTGCACGGTATGTACGCGAACATTTATCGAATAGGCAAAAAGTTACCGCATCTAATAATGTAGATTTACCGGAAGCATTTGGAGCAAACAAACCTTGTACACCGGTATAGTTTGAAAAATCTATCGAGTTATTTTCACCATATGAAAACATATTTGAGAATTCGAACACTAAAGGTTTCCAAACAACATTACGCACAATAACTGCGGTCTTATCGAGTTTCGAATTCATTACACGATTGACATGTCGTACCAAATCGATATTGACTGTCTTCTTAGAATCTAATGCCTCTAAATACTGAGTTATGAGTGTATTCTGATATTCCACATCACGTACATCGCCTAATACTGTATGGTGATCTTGTAAGTTCGACTCGGTATCGTTAACTCGTATTACAGTCGTTTCTAATAAAGTGTGACGTGTCTTTAGTAATTGAATAATTTTCTGTATATCCTTATACTCGGTATTTTTATAACGCACACGTAGTCTTAAATTTTTAGGCAGTGCATCGATATACTCTCTTGATGATGTGACTTTCCCATCTAAAATTTCAATGGTTGCGTATGCAATTGTATTTTCAATTCTTACATATTCAGACTTTTTAGTCGCCACATCCCAAACTAATATTCCATGATCGACATCCTCACCATGATTTTGTTGAATAAGTGAACCAGGATATGCTATTGTTTTTTTCGGATCTAAATATTGACGTTTGTGAATATCGCCTAATAGAACTAAATCGAATCCGTCAAACAATTTAGGTGTAACAAATTCGTTTTCGATATTATAGTTCAAATCGGTTACTGCGCTTGATACAGCACCATGATGTAATGCTATTTTATAATCAGATTCGATATCTTTTGCAGTTATCCAATTTTCAGGATTTCCGAATACTGAAAATACAGAAAATGCAACTCCACGGAAATTGTAAACTCCAGTGTCTTTCCAATAATATATGTTATCGTTATTCAAAGCACTGATAATCGGTGTGAGTGTATCGAGTCGTGAATCGTTATTCAAGTTCGCATCGTGATTTCCGGTAATTACGATTGTAGGTGCGATATCGGCACAACCAGTTAAGAACGATGACACCATGTCAACAAGTTCAGGTGACATATCGTTTTTCGAATGGACAATATCTCCACCTAAAAAAATAACAGATTTCGAATCCGCATTCTGTTTCAAGTATTTAAAAAGACGTTTGAAAACGGATCGATATTCATCATGACGTTTCAAATTTCGTATATGAATGTCTGCAACGTGAAATATCTTTGATATATCAATCATAATAACTCTTGTATTTTATATTCGAATAATACCTGTTCGGATAGAGGTGATGTAGACTCTATCAAGTTCCACATATTTTCATGTCCCAAACTATTTGGATCTGAATTTTTTGGTAGATTCACAAAATATACATTTACACCGAATCCCATAAAATACTCGGCTATTTTTATCGACTTCATTAATGCATCGTCATCTAATGCAATATACAGATCGGTAACTCCATTTTCCAATATTTGCAAACGAAGTGACTTCGACAGTGTTGTACCGTATAGTGGACTCGCATTACGCTTAACCGTTATCGCATCTAATGCAGATTCGACAAGTACTAAAGGCAGTGACCAGTTCAATTGCATTTCGAAACCTACAACATTTCTTGAAAACGGCGGGTTTACAAATTTTGTCTTATTTGTGTTAAGAAACGACCTTGTAGTAAAATATGTAAGTTGACCACTTTTATCGTAGTTAGGAAATACTATCATATTTTCATACTTACCTTGTGTACAATACCCTATACGATATTTTAGAATATCATAGAGCGTTATACCACGTCGTGAAAGATATTCGACACATGTATTCCATAAAAAATTTTTGCGGTTCGGTATCCATAAAGGCGTGTACTCTTTCGGTAAATTGCAGATTTGTCGTATCTGTTCTTTATCTTCCGTAATTACACGTTTGATTTTAGGTAACAGTTCACCTAAACGTATAAAGTGATGCTCCTTTGCATTTGCACGCTTAAACAAAGTATACATCGATTTACCTTTTGTACCACAAACCCAACAATTCCAGTATTGTGTTTCAGGATGTATTTCGAGTTTTCTTTTTGCATGGTTACAAAAAGGACAATGGAATGCGTAATTGCCTTTGCTTTTTTGCGAAGACGCACCTAAAACCGATTCTAATAGTTTCACTAAATCTACAACCATACTTTGTAAAAATACGTAAAATATTTCGAATTTCCAAATTATAGAAGAAGTTTTTTTAAACTTTCGTTGCCACGAAGCGCTACAAAATCCTTTGAACCGATTGCATCATTATAGTAATCTTCTCGTAAAATAACATCTTTTTTATGTTGAAGATTCACTTCGATATAATTTATCTGACCTTTTGTTTCTGCAAAATAAAGTATTTCAAAATAGAAATTCTCTTTGCCCAAAAGTTTTATATCTTCATTCAATTGTTTGTTTGAACCAGTGTAGGTTTTCCAATTCGATTCTTTTTTAACAACATCACGCCTCACACGGCCTGATTCTTTTTGTTTTTTAGTCAAGGGTTTCCGTGTAGTAGATTGTGTGTATTTTCTACCGATATACTTTTTATTATTTGTCAGGTTTTTAATTTCATAAACAAACCCGCAAACATTTTCAGGTAATTCTGTTACCGGTTGCCCTTCATATATCCAATGTGCCATTTAAGAGAAAAGTTCTTTCATACCTTTATAAAAAACAGGAAAATATTTTTGATAATATTTATGTGCAGATGCTTTAATATGACTATCTCTATATCTGTCATAATCTGATTCTTCTTCTCTATAAAAATCGTTTGCAGTTTCAGAAGCATCAAAAACAGCAATTATAGAGGGCGGATCTTTAGGGTTACGTAAATCTTTATGCATTGAATTTAATAATACACCTTCATCAGATCCTCCCCAATCTTCCGTTAACATTTTTTTTGTATCTGCTTTAATAAGTGTTTTTAATGATGTTAATCTCATTGTTATCCTTTATTTATATATAAATATCAGTGGACATGATTTCTTATTTGAATTTTGCAAAAGTATACCGTACGCCGGCAAGTTGCCGTTTATAGATTTCAATGTTCGGAATAGCCTTTTTTATGTACGCTATATATAAATTGTTTCGTTTTTCGCCCATGTCACCACCTTTTTGATAAGGTGAGTATTTTATACCTAAGACATCGGAATCATCTGAATCTGAACCTGTGTTTAAACCTTCGAGTGCTGATTTTATAATATCCACAATTGTTGCCATTACTGAAAACATTTCTCCCCGATTTGTAACATTATATGATTCATCTGCTTCAAAATCAACTTTTATGAATTTCAAATCATTTTTCAAGGTAACCCGATAATTCAAACCGCTATCTGTCACAAAACTATAACCTTGTTTTGCTCCTATTTTATTCAAATCACCGGAAATTTCTTGTTTCCATTTGTATTTAGCGCCGGAGGCTTCACCTATTTCTTTCAGTAGTTTTTTAAGTCGTATCATATCAATATATATCAATGAATGTGCTGAGGTATAAATATATTTGAATTTTTATCGATCGGTTCAATAGATTTTGTTGCTATCAATGTCACGCCGTCCTTTTTTATATCCCACGATTTAGGTGCAATTTGCACATCTCTCCATAAATGATATGTGTACCCATTATTTATATTTGTCTGTGACAATTCTAAAAATTTAGCGGTGTGTGTATCAGTCAATAAATTTGAACCCGTTGGTGTATATGTAAACGATGTAGATGTAGATTTTGAAAATGCTGTAAATTGTCGCGTTGTTAAATCCTTATAAACTATTTGTACATTGTAATGACGTAATACAACACCGGCAACATTTATTGATAGTTGACCTGTTGCATTGAATCTAACCTCTTTTACTTTCGATTTATTATAGATTTCGTAGACTCGGTTTGAACTGACTAAATAATTGTCCGTTGTTAACGACCCTCTATAGAAAATTTTATCTAAGGTTTGAGTTCTTGATACTAAATGTGGCAATGTATCTGCGGTACTTATATCAGTTTGTGGTATCGATGCTGCGGATTCTGATTCCATTTCATCTTTCTGACAACCTAAAAATATAACCGATGCTGCTACCCATAACGTAATAATAAAATAGATAAATTTTTTCATAGAAACTCCTTTTTAAATTTTAACCGTCCCATCTTACTAATATATTAAGATCGACATCGTCACGCATTTGTATAGGTTGCCCTAATTTACCGATAGCGACTAAATCTCCCTTATCGTTGTACATTCCAATAGATGTTGCATACGGTTTCAGTAATGAACCTGTAATATCGTTTATAAATAAATCCGATTTAGCCGATCTTAAAGCAGTCGGATTCAGTGTTGTATTAAAATCACCTTTACGTATTCTACATAAAACTTCATATTGGTAGACTGTATGTGTACCTTTATACGATATCGTATACGAACCACTGAGTATGTTTTTGTATTTAGGGTGTAAAGGTGATACTACAATATTTCCTGATCGATAAAACGCATTGCCGATTACCGATGTATTGTACATAAAATCAGGATTCGCCAGTTTATTATAGAAACCGTTATCGATCACAGAACTTGAATAGAATGCTTTATTTACAAAACGTACTTCGTCTAATGAACCACTGAAACTATTTGCACCTAAACGGTTTCGACTACCAAACAATAATGCGAAATCGTTCATCGGATTTACAGTCGAATCGGTGACAGATCCAGTGACACGATTTCCATTCACAAACATTTTAAGTTTTGCCGAAGAGTTTGTATCGTAGCGTACAATACTAACATGTGACCACTGACTTGCGGATACCGGCAATTGTATCTTACTCACACGTGAACCATCTGTACGTGTAAATGTTAATTTTCCTGTCGGACCAGTTTTATATGTCCATGATAGATCGAATGGATACACATCGGTATTTTGTTCGACATACGAACTCGATGTATGATACTTAGGCCAAACTGTACCTTCTGAATTTACTTTCGGTAATTTACCGTATTGATTTTTAAATAGTACACCGTTTTTCGAAATTACCGAACCGGTGGTGTTTTGTTTTTCAGGACGGATCCAAAAAGATAGTGTAAACTCGTCGTCGCTATCAAAATTGAATTCGTTCTTATTTGGAGTTAACACATAACCGTAACTTGCCGCATTCTTTTTAAATGTTGCAGTCATACCAGATTTCGATCCGCTTATCGATAAACCTTGTTCGAAATATGTATTGAAAATATCACTCTTGTATGTATACGGTGAAAACGTGAATGAATCGTATTGATATTTGACGCCTGAAACTGTTCCTTTATCAGTTTTAAGTTGACGAAAAATATCGTTCCACCCCCAATATGCTATAGTATTATTATTTGGTATATTCGGCAGTTTCGATTCTAAAGTCGCATCGTAAATATTACCTTCTCCGTCATCAATAACAGTCAAGTTCTGTGCGGTATTACGTATTGTTATCGAATTCGGTTTTATCTTTTCACCATAGTCTAAATACGGCATCGATAAATATGATGCGGTAAGATTCAGAAATTTGTCGGCGTATCTTCGATTTGAATGTTCTAATGTGTAACCAGGAGTGTACGCATCTCTATAGTATAAATGATCGATGTGTCTCCAAATAACATGTTTGTAACTTCCGTCGATCGAATTTTTAGGATCGTTCGCCGCTTGAGGGGCGCCAATTGGAGTTATACGTTTTGTATAATAACCTTCAACTAAATTATAACCGGAACCAGTGTCTGCTAATACCAAATTATTTATAGAAAACTGCTTGTTTACCTTTAAGGGACTTAAAGTAAAATCTTGAGGTTTAACAGGTGCAGTTGTAGATGGTATCGCCATTCATTTTTATCGTTTACTGTCCAATTTTAACAGTGAATAAAGATTCGTGCGTCATTGAACTAACAAGTGCCTTTGAAATCTTACCGACTGCTAACAATTCTTTATTCTCGTTATAAATACCTATTGATGTGAAATACGCTTGATTCTTTCTTTGGAAATCGGTAACAATATCACCTAAACTTCCACTTTGGTATGTTGGATTATTCGAGTGATTAAACTTCCTGTTATTTACTCGAATAAAACAGTATTTGTTATATTTTATGTCGACCGACCTACCCATAAACCCTAAAGCATCACCTGACAGATCTGTCAAGTTACGATCTAACACGAGTTTCATAGAGTGAAATAATCGATACGTATTATACCCATTTTTTTCTACTGAGCGATTTGTATTAAATCCGAGTTCGTCCATTTTACGACCAGATAAAACAAGTATACCATGATTCGGATAAAATTTTCCATAAGCATCAGATGTTACCGGTATCAATACAAAACCGTTACTATTCGGTAATGTTTCGTAACTTCCAGTTGCAATATATGTTTTCAGTCCCCAACCATCTGTATAGTAGTTCGCTTCAGCAGATCCTGTAAACGATCCTGTAACGACTGTTTGTCCATAATCAACATCGGTTAGATTATATGTTGTACCAAATGTCGATTCAACACCTGAAACGTAATTCGGCATTGCACCCCATTTCAGTGCGCCTTTATATTGTATAAAGTTTTTTGTGAGACGGATTTTTCGATTATTAAAATCCGTTGTAGATGCTAACCAATGAAATTTACCGTCATTGTCTCTATTCCATATGCCTCTTGTAGAACCAGACATTATTGTCGGTGCTATTGTGGCACCTGCTGGTATTTTTATACTACCAGTCCAAGATCCTTGATATAGTCCGACCTGATATTCGACAGGTGGTACAGTTGTTGTTGCACCGGTTGTGAACCCTGCGAAATTCATTCTGAAAGAACCGGTCACGGTTATCGGAGCATTAAAATTATCGTTTCCAGTACCAGGCATATTGTAATAAGGACTCCAAACAAACACGCGGGCGCCTTGTACAATTACAGTAGTATTAGATGGATTATTACTCGTACTTATATACGAACTACCACCACTCGCAAGACTTGAAGATGCTATACTTGCAGAAACATAGTTTGTGCCGACGCCGTCTTCTAATGTGCCAACAACAATATCGTAACCTTTACTCGAATAGTATATCGATTTGCCGGTCTTACTCTGACCAGTGAGTGTATCAACAAGTGTTACCGAATCGTTTTTGAATGACGCAGTTTGCATATTTTCTAATACGCTATCAATGTCGACATCATTTGAGAAACTGCAAGATGCTAAAGAGACTTGCCAGTTACCAGGATCCATTGCATATTTGTATCGGCTACGGCTGACATCAATTATATACACATAGTCTTCGTCGGTGCCGTTGAAATTAAATTTCTTTTGGCCCGGTGGCAAAAGTATATTTGCATATTGTGTATACATTGCCTTTGTCAAAGTCTCGTTGTCTTTACCACCTAAGTCTCTTGCACCTTTACCATTGTAGTCGGCGTATACAATTTTATATTGCAGCTCCAAACATTCATTACTGTTTGGTGGATTATTATAAACTTCCAATATGTAATTTGCAGAACTCGAAGTCTGTAAACTTGCAGTATTTGGTGTTTCTAAAATCGACGCATTATTTGTCCATAACCCTGCAGATGTTGTATCGACTTCTGTTAAAATGTCATTCTGATCGATTTTTGCATAAATTTGACCTGAACCTAATGGTATTTCTTGGTCTTGAAAAGTAAACGGGCCATTTGAACGAATTGTTGACGCACAGATTTTATAGATTACGAGTTTACGATATTGTCCATCTTGAGAAGCTAGGCGCGTGCTGTTATCGGGTATTAAACCAGATTGTACAGCAATACCGGACGAATTCATTTCGAAATATGACCAGTCTGAACTATTTCGCACACTTAAAATATATACACAATTCGAATTTGAAATTCCTGTTAGATCTACTGGAAGACGATCATTATTATTTGTACCAAATGGTTCGTATCCAATTGCACCGTATCTTCTATTCGGTCTATTAAAATCAACCGAGTTCATTACGCAATTATATTTATCAGGACATTCCTCAAACATATCGACACCGACAGTAAACTGATTCGGATTCAATGATGCGATAAATGAGTTTATTTCATCCGCAGTATGTATTGTAATATCACGGATTTCTTGCCCTGAAGGAAGAACTATAATTTGTCGTAACGCCATTTATTAGAAATCCAACTTTATTTTAATTAATGCTTCTTCTTTGTACGATTTACGAACCGCCTGTGATAACTTCGCAACTGCAACTAAATCTTTATTCGTATTATATAATCCGATAGCAGTTATATATGTTTTAGGATCTGTAAACATATCTGCATGACGTAAATCACCTAATGTTCCTGTTACAAATGTTGGGTTATTTGAAAAGTTATAATCTGAGTTTTTAGCCCGTACAAAATAATGTGTAGATTTTACCTTTTCTGCGCCTCTACCTTGAAAACCTAAATAGTCACCAGTGCCGTCATCAAATTTTGCTGAACCTGAAATTGCTTTATACAATTTATATGCGTTATCGCCATTTGTTTCACGTGCGGTCACTGTTGCAAAGGATGCGCTTTGGTCTAATTTAACACCGTCTAATACAATTATACCTTTGCGTTTAAAAAGTAAACCGTATACATGAGGATTCGATGCATTATAAACACCGTCTTCAATTGTACCAGAGACGATATTATAAACTTCACCTGATTGTTTTATTGTAGCAGGATTTATTTTAGAGTCGTCGATCAATCTTATTACTCTTGCTTGCTTGGCGGGTAGTATACCATTACCTATTAATTTTACATTACTACCGGTATGTGCTTGTGGTAAACCACCACCAGCAATAAATTTAGATCCTGAAAGTGCTGCAATATTCAGTTCAAGATTTCCTTCATCTAAATATTCACGCATTCTTGCACGATTTACATTTATTGCATATATCGAATTTGTTGCTGTACCACCAATTACAAATCTTTCCTCGTTAGGATTCAAACATAATAATCGATATTGTCCGTAAATTGCACGTGACGGTGTATCTTCGATTTGACCGCCTTCATCAACTGAACCCGATCCTAATTTATGACCGTATGCAACACTAAACTGTGGTTCTGAAGAGCATCCTGCTGCAGATGAACTGTTATATATTTCGTAGTAATAACGTTTTTGTGTATTTGTTTGTGCAGAACTTGTAAAAAACGTTAACAAATTACCTACATTATTTGACCATAACGCCCGTGTAACAACTTCTTGTTGATTCGGTACTATATCGTCGATTGCGAATTGTGAATAAATTTTACCAGAACCTAAACCAGGTACTTGAGGGCCACCACCAGCAGGAGTATTATTTGTGCCACCACCTCCGCCAGTTGGAGTTCCACCAAAACCACCGCCAGTGCCTGTTCCAATACCGGTGCCTAAGCCTGTACCTGTTCCTGTTGGTGTACCGCCGCCTCCTGTACGATCCGGTCCACCATTCGTTCCAGTGCCAGTACCAATAGCTGTTCCACCACCGCCAACCGGTGAAGGTGGTACCGGTGTAATTGTTAACATGTAAGCAACATCTTGTTCAGATAATACATAAGGTACACCATTCTGATCTTGGAACGCTTCAACATATTTTCCAGTGTTACCCACTGCAAATTTTATTGCGGTAAAGTTTGCTAAAAGATATGTCGAATTGAATGATGTTGGTGTAAGTGTATAACCTGCCGCACGTATCGCGTCAAGTTGACTTTGATCTAATAGTAAACCAGGACTTCTGACGGGAGATACTGGATTTCCGAATTTATCAACGCCCGGAGTTCTCTGTCCACCACCGCCAAATGTATTAAAAGATATTGCCATATTGTATGTCTCGTTTTATTAGTTTGTAAGACTACCTCTATTTGAGGTCGTTTCTTTTTGTACAGTTATATTAATAACAGTTTGACCGCCAGTCTCGTTTCCGTAAATTGTAAGAGTAGTTGTCTTGTCGACAATAGGTGCTTCTCTTCCTACAATTCTGAAAGACTTACCTGCAAGTGATACTGATTGTCCTGGTTCCAATAATGCTAAAGGTGGAGTAGTGAAATTTGTTGTTGCTGCCGATGCTTCTACTACCTCTAAACTTACTACATCACTATCGGCAAGAATTGCAGTGTATCCATAAGTTGTATTTCCGTCACGATAGTTAATCGTACTTGGGATAATTGTATCCTGTTGACCAGCTAATAATGTTATCGAATTATTCGGTACAGTCACCACTGGAATACGAACTGTATTTTTCGGTAAAGTTACCAACTTATATCGCATAACTTGCGTCTCATCAGGAACTGCTTCAGTAATGGGCATCGCTTCGATAACTGCACCATAATATGCAGAACCTAATGGATGGTCAGGATTCCATAAAGTATAATCGATCTCATCATCTGCTAATGCATAATGTGTTATGTTGAATTCGTTTTGACCTTTTGCTAATAATTCACGACCTTTTCTTGTCAGGATCGCATCTACAACAATTGAAGAGTTATTTAGATATCCCATATTTTCCTACTTACTTTTTATTCAATTTTTTAATTTCAGATTCAACAACCAATCGAATCGCTTTTCGTAACCGTATCATCTTGTTATTATAGGTATTTGCGGACTTTGATATTCCCTCGTTTTTCGCCTTGTAGTTATTGTCTACATAATCGAAAAACTTCTTTTTCTCTTCATCTGTTTTAAGATCGGCAGGTGAATTTATGTTAAACTTTTCCAATGCCGATTTGAAAAACTTTTCGTAATCTTTATCCATTATATTTCCTTATGATTTCACTTTCTTATAAATATCATTATATACACAATTTTAACATCATTCTAAACGTAAATTACCTTCAGCACCTCTATCACCCAATGTTAAATTATTTGGACTTGTAACTTGAATAACAACAACAGGTCCGCCATCAACTGTATTTGGTGAATCGATATTGATTCCTGGTCCTGATAGTTTACTACCTGCAAATCTTGAATTATTTTGAGATGAACATTCGTCGATTTGGTAGTACCAATTTTCTAATACACAACCCTCACGAACATGTGATCGATCACCTAATTCGTATGCACGTTTTGCCCACCCTTCTTGCCAAGGTGTTAGATACGGATGAATTTCTGCTGTATATAAAAATATACCTTCACGAGTTGCAGGGAATGTCTCAAAAATATTTCCTGCTCTGAATTTTATCGTGTCAGCACCTGAACCTGTTATATAGTATCGGTATTCTCTTAACCATTTTTTAGAACCTGATACTATAGGTTTAACTGTATCTAAATCGTAAATCGAATATTCAATTGGACTACCAGAAGTTATAATCGATACGTTTAATAAATTATGCTCGTAGTTATAGCCACCAGTCTCGTCGAAATTAAATACGCTACCTGAGGTATAAGGTGCTGCAAATACACGTATTAGATATTTCGCATCTTTTACAGTTGTTACTGATTGTGATATTATTGTTCCAAGAGGCATATGAAATGCTGACTTGAATCGATATTCACCGACAATATTATCCCATTTATAAGAAGACGTCTCTTCACTTACAAGATAAGGTGGATTATAAGATTCAGTTACCCAATATTGTAAACTACCACTTTGAATATTACTCTCTCTGAATAATGAGTATCTTAAAGGATACGCATCATAATAACATACCTTTTTCGAATATCGACAATTAGGTCGCATTGTATCGATTTGTCGTATTATAGAACCAGACGCAAAAGTTTCATATGGATCGCGTATACGAATAGAACCGGTTTCATTTTCTTTTGCAGTTGTTTCGAATTCAAAAGGACTTGCGATTTCACTTTCAATATAACCATAACTTGTATCGACAACTTCTGCTAATTCGACAGAACCGGTTTCATAAAAATAACCGACACTTGCAATTTTTTCATGTTGGATATCTGCTTTGTATGTCGGAAACACTCCACTCTGTGATACTGTATAAACAATTGTCCGATCCCATTGTGGATTTGTGACTTTCGGCCGTTTCGATATTTGAACCTTAGATCGATCTAAAATATGCGGCTCTATTAGAATTCCGGTTATAAGATCGGATCTACCAGGAACCAATTGTTTTAACTGTTCGAAAAATGTATAATCGTACAGACTTAAAATTCTAATAAACGAATTGAGATCGTTTTTATTATTGAACTTCTGAAAATAATCGTTACGTCTATGTTGCAGTGTTTTATATTCGTTTTCGAATTCTTCCTCAGGGTCTGCGATCCATGTATCTAAATCTGAAAATCCCATATGATTAGCAATGTCACGATTTAGATAATCGGCAGTCGAAAACACAATTGCTAAACGATTCGTATCCGTAGGTTTATCATCATATTCGGATTGTTCACCTCTTGATTCTGGCGACAATTCATATCGCAATGAATTTTCTTCGATGCGGATTTTTTCGTTACGAATCGGTATACCACCAACTTTCGGAACCTGTGAATAATATGTTTCGTTTATCGATTCATATTGTGATTCTTGGTTACCTGTAAAACCTGACATTGATGCCGGTGTAGGTTGTTTTGTTCTATCAGGATGTGATGAAGATAAATATAAATGTGTAGTATGATCGAATCTCTGTACATCACCACCTAAAGGATAATATCGATACAGCGAATAAAACGACCCTGACGGTGTATCTACATTATATGCACCAGGATTTAAAACATGGTTTCTGAAAGTTTCATTTCCGTAAATTGTATAATACTCTTTATACGATTGTAAAGAACCGGAAAACCATGTTGTAAAATCATGAGGCGTAAAAGTATAGTTATTTATTATCGAACCGGTCAACGATGGCCCGTAATAATAGATGCCTGCTTTACCACCTAAATATACATAGTCGATTGGCTGACTTGTATAATCGACACCTGACATCGACATTGCGGATTCGTGGACAACTCTTCCATAAAGATAGTCAGATGCTTTCGCTATCTGAACGCGTTCATTTAAAATTGTACCGCTTATTGGTGTTTCATTATATAATCGAACCGTCCATAAATCGCCATCGAAAACCGGCAACCAATTACTATATTGAATATCACCACTGATAAAATCTTCATATACGAGTTTTCCGTATTCAGTACTTCCTGATACCGAACCGGTACCTGTTAATTCTAATGCAGATACAAGAGATAATACGGAATTAAGACCATACGGTTCAGGAAAGTTTGGTGTCGCGTTTCTTTTTACGAATAACGGAATTGCGCCCAATGAACCAGATTGTTTTGTACTGAATCTGAATTCGTAAGTGTCCGGTGTTCTTGATACTATAGGTTGACCTGGTGTAGCATTGCACCATGAACCGTTACCCCAACCGTAATAAGATGCAGAAACTAATTCTTGTGCTATTGTTATTTGATTGTTTTGATTGCCGTTTACATTTAATTTATAGGTAAACATGTTTTCGATGGCAATTGGAATATCACTATCAATACCCGGTCCGCCATATTCTTTTATCGACAATAGGGTTTGAGGTATGCCGTAAATTGACATCAACGCCTTTACAGATCGATCGGTACCTTTTGTTTTTAAGAGATACGGTAAGTTATTTACAATACGTCGCCAAATTAATTGGGTTTGTCTTTCATGTGGCAATACCGATAAACCAGACGATGTTTGAAAACTTCCGGTAGAATCGGTACCTAATTTATATAACCATAGACTCGACAGTCCACGGGCATTCTGTAAATTCCATCCGTAACTTTTCGCAATATAATAAAGCAAATCATTACTTGCACCACGTTCAGGATGTTCGTCTCGTTCATGAATTTTAGTCAACGCATTTACATACATATACATCACATCGAAATGCTGACCTATCATATTTACAAACGTGATGTATTCAGAATTGTTCGCATCCATCAATACGTGTTCAGGTATCGACCACCAAAGACTATTCTGATTTTGTAAATCGTATTCGTTTGCTAATTGATAATTCTCTGTATACCAATTTTTGACAATACTACTTGTCGATGGATGTAATACGTATTTGTTACCGGTTTCATACTTAGGCCAAGGTGTTACCGATCCTGTAATGTCATGGGTGAATATTGAACCTGATTGCTGATAATACATCCATCGTTCAAAAGGATCGAACGCAGATACGAGTGTATCTATTCTTGTTTGCAGTGTATCTTTTGATCTTCTTGAAAATACCGATAAATTTTGACCAGGTGAAACTGAATTATTTATAACAGTTATATCATTATTGTATAATTCGATCTGTTCAACTTTTCGCTTGAAATTTGCTAATCGATCCGATGCACTACTGTAAAAAATAAAATTTTCATAATCGGTATAGTCGATATTTATTGTAGCCTGTCCTGAACCTGATATTATGTTGTCGATTATTCTTTGTGCAGTAGGTGCGTTCGCATCTAATAACTGATTCCAACTCTGATACATTGTTGCGTTAGAATCCCACTGGTCGACATCGATATCGAATTTAGGACCGCGTAATTTATTTAGTACAGGTATATCGGATTCAGTTGTTAATATTACATTATCTATATATGAATCTACCGCTTCGACTCCAAACCACGCACCATCGTATTCCTCAACTGAATCGGCAAGTTCACCATGTATCTTAACATAAAATACAAGAGGATCTTTCTCGTCGAATCGTATATTTAAAATTCGGTATACATTATTGCCGCCGAAATTTATCGATAAGAAATTCAGAAGATTTACAAAATTGTAGGAGAATACGTAGTCTCTGAATTGTTGCAGTTGTATTTTATTTTCACCGTCTTTTAGTACGAGTTTTATTTCGTTACGATCTGGTGAAATTTCATCGATAAATACCGGAGGCTTAAATTCGCTACCAGGTCGGCCGTAAATCGGCACAAAAACATTTACTGCTAATTTATAAGAACCTTTTCGTATTCCTAAATTACTGAATACTTCACGAGCATCAACAAATAGACTGTTAGAATCTGCATCTAATAACAATCGATTATCGTAAATCGATCCTAAATAATCGTTGCCTAATGTATATACGTGTGCTTCTGTAAACAGTGAGCCTTCATTTACTGATTTTATCAGAGTATACAGATCCTTCGACTGCAATATTTGATAATCTGTATCAGAATACAGTTCACCATACATTGGCCTGTTAGATGAATTCAGTTTCTCAAAATTTGTAAATCTTTGTAGGCTCATTATTGACCATTATTTTTGCTGCGATAAAAATTTTTCTTTTTCAGTTTCAGCTTCGGCTTTCGCCGCTTCAGCTTCGGCTTTTTCGGTTTCTGCTTGGGCCTTTGCTGCATCTGCTTCGGCTTTCGCCGCTTCCGCTTGTGCCTTTGCTGCTTCTGCTTCCGCTTTTGCAGCATCTGCTTCAGCACGTGTTGCGGCAATTTCATTATTCATTGTATCAAACTGTGTTTGTGTTTGTTCTTGGAACGTTTGTATAGTTTGACACTGACTTGTTGTCGTATTTGCCAATTGCAAAAATGCTTCTGAAAATGTCTCTTGTTGCATACCATCTGTAAATTCTTCAGATCGATCTGGTACGGAATCGCCAGCACCTCCACCAGCACCTCCACCAGCACCTCCACCAGCACCGCCACCTCCACCAGCACCT